CCCTCGACGAGCGGTTCAGCCGGTACCTGATGACCCGCACCGAGCGGGAAACCGACAACATCGCTCAGGACGCCCTGTCGACCGCGCTGACCATGTACAGCAAGCAGAACCGTCGGGAGCGTCACACCAACAACGACACCTGCAAGTGGAAGTGTGATTTCACCGAAGCTTGCCTGATCGGTCGCAAGACCTCGGACGAGCGCGAGCGGGTGTTCCTGAAGGACATCGGTTTCCGCCAGGACTACACTCGGCACTGACCCCGCAAGACCCCCGACGCCCCGGCGCCACTCCGGCCCGGGGCGTCGGCATGTTCGGAGGAGTACACGTTGAAACACTTCAGGCGCTGGGGCGCCGTCTACATACTGTTCCTGCTGTTCGCCGGTTCGTGGGCCGGACAGCTCGTCGCGATGCAGCCGAAGATCGAGCAGGAGGGCTGGTCAGAGTTCTGGGCGTCGACGTTCGAGAACTGGCAGTCCGAATGGTTCCAGCTCGTGTTTCAGGCCGTCTTGCTACTGGGTGCCAAACACTGGCTGTTCCAGGTCGACGCACAGGACCTCGAACGCATCGAGCACAAGCTCGACCGGGTGCGCTGGCTGGTGGGTGACAGGTCGACCCCGCCGGAGCCCCCGGAGTAACAGACGCCACCCCCGCCCGCCTTGTCTCTGGCGCAAGCTGCGTGGTACAATCATCTTTCCACGCAGCAACACGGGAGGTGGCGCAGATGGACCAGAGGGTCTGGCGCGCAAAGGCTCAGGGCGGATACACCCGAGTGATCGAGGTCGTGAACGGCACGGAGCGTTCGCCCGAGATATCGGTCAACAAGAAGACGTTCGGTGAGCAGATAGCCCGCAAGCTCAACGAGGCTTACGCGCTGGGGGTGGCGGACTCGGAGGCCGACCACGCCCGGGAAACCAAGGTCAAGATGGCCGAGTTGCTGGCCGAGATGGGGTTCGACAAGGCCGCCGACGTCGTCCGGCAGTCGCCGGTATGACCCTGGCTTGCGCACGGCGCAACTACCATGCTAGGATGGTTCCACCAGGGCGGACGGACCGCCCGGTGATTGGAGCCAGCCAATGAGCGCAGGTGCGAAGGACCCCCGCGACCCGATAGGCCAGAACCCCACGGGTCGCCCCCGGAAGTCGTCCGCCAGCAAGCGGCGACAGGAGGAGAAGAAGGGGGCCAGCAAGTAGGGGGCTTGCGGCGGGGACAACCCCCATGCTAGGATGGTACCACCGCCGGGGAGAAACCCCCACTCCCCGGCGGTCGGGCTCCGGTCAACCCCCCCGGCCGGAGCCCGTCAGCCCGGTTAGTGTAATGGTAGCACGCGAGTTTCTCAAGCTCGCGGCACGGGTTCGATCCCCGTACCGGGTACAGGCAGTCGGCGTGGCGCAGTTGATCGCGCGTCCGGAGGCAACGAGGGTTCGAATCCCTTCGCCGACTGCCGCCCTTCCGGGGCGGTGGCGCAGGAGGTCCGAGCGTCGACACCTAATCGACGTGACGCATCGAGCACCTTGGCGCCACCGCCCCCGGTTCGCTCCACCGCAACAGGGGCAGGGATGACAACTCCGATGACGGGAACAGCATGGCACTCAGTATGACGAAGTCGCCGGTCGGCATGGCCTCGAAGCTGTCGTTCGGCGCGGCCTGGGACCGCAAGCAAGGCAAGCAGTCGCGGTGGCAGCGCAAGCTGGCCGAGAAGACCGGCGGCAAGCTCAACCTCGGCGGTGGCGAGAAGGACATCGACCTGGACCTCGCAGTCGTCCTGTACCGGGACAGCCAGGCGAAGCGCGTCGCGATCGGCCACAACCAGGACCCCACCAAGACCGGCAAGGTCTGGCACTCCGGCGACAACCAGACCGGACAGGGTGACGGCGACGACGAGACCGCCGGACTCGACATCGGCGACCCCAACTTCCCCGCGTGGGTGGACGGGTTCGCGGTGATCGTGGCGGCGTACAAGCCGGGCACCACGTTCGACCACGCCCAGAACGTCTCGCTGAACGTCTACGCGGACGGCCACAAGGTCGACGAGCTGATGCCGACACTCGGTTCCGGCCACAACGCCTGTGTGATCATGTCGGGCACCAAGGACACCGCCACCGGCGCCTGGTCCTGGTCCGTCGTGGACCACTCCGGCCGGATGACCGCCCAGGGCGACGAGTCCGCGATCCTGGCGTTCGCCAAGCAGCACGCGGGCATCTGACCTACTCTCCCCGCAAAAAGCCCCCTGGGCGGTTCAGTGTCAAGGCCGCCCGGGGTCATACGGCCCGGGGTCGATCGTCGGCGTTTGTCATACGTCGTGCAGTGCGCCGTTTGGAGCGCACGCGGTCGGCGGAGGTGCAGGCCCGGGAGAGGGAGGGCACCCCTCACAGCAGTGGCGTTACGTCGGCATAGGCTCCGACCAGGTCTGGCCACCTGACTGCGAAACGGCCGAGGGCTTGTAGCTCAGCGGTAGAGTGCCTGCACCCGGGGCCCGGCGTCAAGCCGGGTGCGCGCAGGAAGTCGGCGGTTCGAATCCGCTCAAGCCCACGGCGGTGCCAGCACGTCACGCCGGACGTGCACGGGCACGAGGAGGCCAACTCAGGCGACCCGCTTCGCGGCTCTCCCTGTGCAAGATCCTCGTGCGGACCAGGCTACAGGTCCCCCGCGCTTGTCGACGGGCACCCACGGTGGGTGACGTGGCTACCTGGCTCCGGTCACGCGTAGCGGGTTCGAATCCCGCAGTCGACACCAGGGCGCGATCAGGCCCGGCCGACCGGCCGAATTGATCATTGAATGGCAAAGGAGAAGCCGTATGGCTAAGCTCGAAGCGCTCGACGACGCCGAAGAGTTCGTCAACGTGCTGTACTACGGCGAGCCGGGGTCCGGCAAGACCACCGCCGCCGCCAGCATGGCCAAGCTGGGCCGGATCGTCTACATCGACGCCGAGGCCGGTCTGAAGGTCCAGCCGATGAAGCGACTGCAGATCCCGACCGACCAGATCATGCGGTACCGGGTCGAGACGTTCGACGACCTGCAGAACCTGTACTGGCAGCTGAAGGCCAAGCTGGAGGAGGAGCCCGGTGCGTTCGCCGGTGTGGTCTTCGACTCCATGACGGAGATCCAGAAGAAGCTCCTGGAGGGCATCACCAACGCCCGGTACCAGAAGTCGGTCGCCCAGGCCCAGCGCGGCGGTTTCGAGGTCAAGGACGACCCGTTCGACACCGACCGGGACGAGTGGGGCAAGATGACGGAGATGTGCCGTCGTGTCTGCCGCCAGTTCCGCGACCTCGAATGCCACACGGCGTTCGTCTGCCTCGACAAGCGCGACGTGGACAAGGAGGGTGACGGCGGCGTGTTCTACCGCCCCGCCCTGACGCCCGCGTTCGCCACCGACCTGCAGGGGTACGTGGACATCGTCCTGCACATGTCGCAGGAGGAGGTCAGCGACCTGTCCGACTACTCGCGCTTCGTGGGCCTGTCGGTGCCGGTCGGCAAGTACCGGGGCAAGGACCGCTACGGCGTCCTGCCGCCGTCGATGGCCAACCCCACGTTCGACCGTGTCGTGGACTTCGTCCGCAACGTGGACGCCCTCAGCCCGGAGGTCTCGTGGCTTGAGGACCCGTACGTCCGTCAGCGCATGATTCGCATCGGCGAACTGCCCGACCCCAACTCGGCCCCGGTCGACACGGGCGTCTGACGGTCAACGTTCACGGCCGCAAACACCCCACTTGCGCCGCGAACAACCCCCATGGTAGGGTAGTACCACACCGGGCGGGGACAGCCTGGGGAGGTCACCCCCGCCCGGTGCGCAACACCGGCGATGCCCAGTCGTCACGGGGCATGGAAAACAACCGAGCAACACCAACACGAACACGAGGTGGCGCAATGCCGAAGCTCAACAGCGACGTCGCGAAGAAGGTCGACGAGGCCGAGTCCGGGTTCAAGCCGGTGCCCGAGGGCACCTACATCCTCCAGCTGATGGAGGACGTGGACGTCCGCGAGTCGCAGTCCGGCAAGGGCCCGTACTGGCGCTGGACCTTCGAGGTCCCGAAGGAGCACGAGGGCGAGGAGCTGGAGTACTCCGGCCGTCGGTTCTGGACGAACACCAGCCTCTCGGAGGCCGCGTTCTTCAAGCTGCAGGAGGCGTTCCGGGCGTTCGGCGTCCCCACGGACACCGACACGGAGGACCTGGTCGGCCGCCGCGTCAAGGCGGTCATCGTGACCCGCACGATCCAGCAGGGTCAGCGGAAGGGCGAGCTGAGCAACGAGATCGACAAGCTCCTGCCGCTCGACCACGAGGAGGCGCCCGCCGCCGAGTCCGCTGCCGCCGCCAAGGGTGGCAGCAAGGACGAGCCGCTGTTCTGATCGGCGCGGCCACCAGCAGTACCCACTGAACCCGACCCCCGCCACCGCCCCCGGTGCGGGGGTCGGTTCGTCTTCAAGGAGCCAGCAAGATGGTGCGACTCGCTACAGACGCCACGCTGATGGACGTCTGGCGGGACTACTCCGAGCAGGGTCTCGAAGTGTTCCCGCTTAAGAAGGGTGGAAAGAACCCCGGCACGGATTTCGGCATCAAGTGGCAACAGGACTGGGTGCGCGCGGGCAGGCGCACGTACCCGGAGCTGGCCGAGACCTACGAGTCGGGAACCTACGGACTTTGGTTGGCCACCGGCCAGATCAGCAAGCGCGTGGTGCTCGACCTCGACCGACCGGAGGCCGAGACCTACTGGCGCGAGCGGCTGGGGGAGGTGGCGTTCAACTCGGCCCTCAAGGTGACGACCGGGCGCGGCACCCACCTGCACTTCCGGATCCGCGAGGACGACGCGAGGGCGTGGGAATCGCACTCGGACGAGCACATCGGGTACGACTTCCGGGGTGACGGCGGTGGCGTGGTCATGCCGCCGTCGGTGCACAAGTCCGGCCGGGTGTACGAGTGGCTCGGCGGTGAGCTGCAGGACGCCCCGGAGGCACTCCGCAAGGAGAACCTCCCCAAAGTCGTGCAGGCCCGGACCGAGGGCCGGAACAGCAACGCCAGCAACCTGGCCGAGCTGCTTGCCCTCACCCCGGACGACCCGGGTCGCGGGAACAACTGGCTGGCACGGGTGGCGGGGCACCTCGCC